GGCAGATCCTTTCCAGCCGACAGAGCCATTCCCGTTAATGGGACCCATCGATAATGATTATCGATAAAAGTTTTTGGGGCTAATGCCAAAAGATCGTCGCCAACGGTCTGAGCGATACGCTCAGAACGGTGATATCTTACCTGGCCCATCAATCCTGGATTGTTTAAAAGGGCATCAAACCCGACCACCTCGGCTGTCTCACAGACATCCAAGGCAATCAGGTTGTAGAGAGACAAAGTCAAAAAAGACATAGGCTCTCCCATTAATGATCCACGTGTTTGGAGTATACCCAAAGGGTAACCCAACTCCTCAAATATTGACATTGTGTCAACTGAAGGATAAAACCTTCGAGGAACGTAGATCAAATGGCGTAACACCCAAATTGGGTGTCGTCTCGAGACTCTGAGTCCTGTTAATAAACCGGACCAGACACGTTCTATCCATGAGAGATGGAACAAATTTGTGGCTTCTTTATAGTCTGTGTTCATGAACCAAAGGTCCTGACCAGACTCATCCTTGAGAACATTTTTGTTCTCAGAAAGTCGTTTGAGGACATTAACAAACTCCCAGAGTTTGTTATCGGCCTCAAATCCGAGTCGGCACCGTTGTTCCTGATGAAAAACAGGTTCAATGGAAAACCGTAGTAACTGAAATAATTCAGTTGCCCACGCCTCGGAAATAGTAAGGGCCCTCACTTTAAGTGAGGGTTCAGCCAAGGATCGATAACGAACCTTTGGCCCCCTTAACTGATCTGGATTGAATTCAACTTCAGTTGGTTCCTTCCAAAGTGGGACATCTTCCCACCAAAGATCAGGAAGTCTACTCCAAAGTCCACGATCTTTCAATTTTGAAAGGGACCAGAGCATGACGAAATATCCAAGTTTGGAACAAATTATCTTAGAGATAACGTCCTTACCTGGACGAGGTATTAATAGTGATTCCAAAGGATCACCAACCTCCGGATAAATATGGTCGGCAACTGTAAAGGTGCCTGGCATATAATCCATAAGACTTTCATTACTCCCACTTTCTAGGGGAATAATAGGATATAATAACCCATCACAACGATGAGCCACGAGCTGACCAAAACAGTCGTACCAACGACCTTCTGGTATGGCTCGATAATCGAGACCACTAATCCACTCATCAACAGAGCCACTGACATCAGCGGCCCTGCCACCAGACTCCGACGTAACGTCGAAGCTTGATGAGGTAGAAACGGAGACATGGCTATGCCATGCCACTTTAACCCCACGATCGAAATATTTTCGACCAAGGTTAAAGGCAGTATGCCACGTAATATCTAAGATATTATCGGGAAGGGGTTCACAGGGACCACAAAGGGTTTGCAAAGTGCCCTTCCCCTCTTCCAAGAGCATCTCTTGGGGAGGAGGAGGCAGA